ATGGATTGGACAATGATCCTTATCACGGCCATCATCAACATTCCGGCATTTGTGCTGATTGGCCAACAATTAAAAAAAGAAAGAGCGGCCACTCAGAAGACCAGCGTTGAGGCGGCCGACGTGCAGGTGGGGACTTCGCTGGATCTGGTGCGGGAGATGCGCACGGATATTGCCGATTTGAAACGGCGGGTGCATTCGCTGGAAGTGGAGAACTGCTGGCTGCGGCGGGGGGTGGGGGTGCTGATCGAGCAACTGCGGCGGCACAATATTCAACCGGCATTCACGCTGGATTCGACGCCGAAGGCGGAGGAGGTTTGATGAGCTGGAAAATCAGTATTCCGTTTCCTTTTGTGCCGGGGGAGTATTACCGGGTGAGTCAACGGTTTGGGGAGAATCCGCAGTATTACAGTCAATGGGGGCTGGCGGGGCATAACGGGATCGACTTTGCCTGCCCGACGGGGACGCGGATCATGGCGGTGGCTCCGGGGCAGGTGACGCAGGTGCGCACGGACGGGACGGGGTATGGGCATCATGTGCGGGTGGCGCATACGGCCTTCGGGAAGCGGTTCGAGGCGATATATGCGCATTTCAGCCAGAACATGGTGGAGCCGGGGCAGACAGTGGAGGTGGGCACGGTGCTGGGGCTGAGCGGGAACACGGGCAACAGCACGGGGCCGCACCTGCATTTCGAGATCCGGCCGGAGAGCCAGGCCGCGCCAGGGACGTTTGTGAGCGGGGCGTTTGCGGTGGACCCGGAGCCGTTCTTTGTGGCGTATACGCCGGAGCAGACGCCGGCGGCGGTGCTGTATGCGGTGAAGGTGCTGCCGTGGGACGGGCTGGTGATCCGCTCGCAGCCGTTGGTGAACAATGCCAACCGGATCGGGGTGCGGCTTGCAGGGGCGGTGTTCGAGGTGGTGGAAGAGACGGTGGACGCGGGCGGTAACAAGTGGGTGCGGGCGAACAGCACGGTGCAGCAGTGGAGCTGCTGGGGGCTGGGCGGGAATGTGTGGCTGGAGGTGGTTTCTGCGGTGGCGCCGCCGGAGGTGGTTGTGCCGGACGTGCTGAGCGACGCGGAGAAGCTGGACCGGCTGTGGGAGGCGCACCCGACCTTGCATTGATGTTTTCGTTTGACCTTTTGAACCTTAAAAACCAAAGACTTTGAGGATGGTGGCCATGATGACCAATTATGAGCTGTATCTTGGGGATAGCCTGGAGCTGATGAAAGCCATCGGCGATAAAACTGTTGACATTGTTGTAGCAGATCCGCCGTACACGCTGAATATCAAATCATCGTTGAACAGCAAGAAGTACAAGCTGAATGCCTGGGCAGACATGGTCAACCCGGCGCACTGGTATGCAGCCTGGATACGTGAATGCCACCGGATCTTGAAGTCGGATGGATGTTTGTGGACATTCCTCAACTGGCGGTCGCTGGTGACTTTTCAGAAGGCGTCCTGCGATATCGATTGGCCGATTGCATCGCTGCTGGTGTGGGATAAGCGGTGGACTGGCCTGGGCAGCATGAAGGGGCTGCGGCAGTCTTATGAGATGGTGGCGCTGTTTTTGAAGGGCGATTACCGCATCCCGAACCGCAGCCTGACCGATGTGTGGCAGTATCCGTGGTCGAGCACCAAACCGCACGGACACCCGGCAGAGAAGCCACAGGGATTGGTTGAGAAGATCCTGCAGGAATCACCGGGCGAAGTGGTGATGGATCCCTTCATGGGATCGGGCACGACGGGAGCGGCCAGCTTGAGAATGAACAGATATTTTATTGGCTTTGAAATGGACCCGAATTTTTATCAGGTGGCGCGGGAGCGATTGAAGGCCATTGAGAAGGAGAAAGCGGATGCCGCCAGACATGAAAAAGATCTGCACTTATCCAGGATGCACGCGGCTCACCACGGGTGGGCGGTGCTCCGAGCATCGAAGGCAGCAGTATCAGGACTTCCAGCGTGATGCAGAGCGGCAGCGGCTGTATGGCACGGTCCGCTGGCAGCGGATGCGCAAGGCGCAACTGGAACGGCAGCCGTGGTGCGAGGACTGCCTGGAAGCGGATCTGTATGTGGCGGCTACAGACGTGGATCATGTGGAGCGGCATGAGGGAGATGTGGAGAAATTCTATTCGGGGGCGCTGCGTTCGCTGTGCCATGCGTGTCACTCGCGCAAGACTGCGCGTGAAGTTGGCTTCACATCCCGGGGGGAGGGGGGCCAAAAAAGTTTTGGAGCGGGGGGCTCATAGCGACGGGTGAGGTTCGCGTGCGAAAAAGTCCCCGATCAAAATTTGATTAAGAGGAGTTTTTGATGCCAACCCCAATCCAATCCGCCGAGAAGATGGCCGTCGGGGCCAAAGGCGGGGGTAAGCACTGGACAAAGGCCGAGGTGGAAGCCAGGCAGGAAGAGCAGGAGAATCTGCGGAATGAGAAAGGCCCGATCCTGCGCATGCCGTCCTGGCTGAGCGAAGAAGCCAAGCAGGTGTGGAAGAAAACCCGCACAAGGATGAAGGGCATCGAACTGCTGGATGTGCTGGATACGGATCTGCTGGGCGTGTACTGCGACCTGGTCGCACGGTATCAGAAATCATCGGAAACAGCCGTGACCCAGGATGACCTGAAGAACTTGCAGGCACTGGCCAGGCTGATCCAAAGTTTCTCGGACAAGTTGGGCATGTCACCCACGGGGCGGGCCAGGCTGGCAAAGCGGAAGGCGGAACCAAAGCCGCCAAGTGAGTTTGAATCGGAGTTTGATTGATGCACCCTTGTAATCAGTATGCGCTGGAGGTGGTGGAAGGACGCCGGGTGGTGGGCATGCCGGAGTTTTTGGCATGCCAGCGGCATCTGGACGACCTCAAACGCCAGGGCACTGAGGATTTTCCTTACATCTTCGATGAGAAGCAGGCCAACAAGATCTACAAATGGTTCACCTTCTGTGTGCATGTGAAGGGCATAAAGGCTGGCCAACCGATTGAATTGGAGCCCTTCCAGGAGTTTGACCTGGGGTGCATCTTCGGCTGGGTGCATCAGGATACCGGGCTGCGCCGGTTTGAAAAGGCCTATGAACAGATGGGGCGCAAGAATGGCAAGTCCACCATCGTATCCGGAATAGCGCTGTATCTCATGGCCGGGGATAAGGAAGAGGCACCGGACGTCTTCCCGGCAGCAACGGATAAACAGCAGGCCAGGATCATCTATCAGGATGCGATGGTCATGGCGCAGAAGTCTCCCGAGATCCGCAAGCGGTTGAGGATCCGCCAGTATGAAATCAGCCATAAGACAAGGGGCGGCCAGATGCGCCCGCTCTCCAGGGACACCAAGAACAAAGACGGTCTCAATCCGCATGGCGCCCTGATCGATGAATACCATGCGCACCCCACCAGCGAGATCTACGATCTGTTGTGGTCTGCGTGGGGGCAGCGATCGCAGGCTCTGATGATGATCATCACCACGGCTGGGCTGCAGGTGGAAAACAGCCCCTGCTACAAGGAATACCTGTATTGTAAGCAAATCCTGCAGGGAATCGTAGCCAACGATCGCTATTTTGTGATGATCCGCGAGCTGGATGAGAAAGACGATATCCACGACCCGGCCAACTGGATCAAGGCCAACCCGCTGCGGGCAGCTTCTGAAGAAGGCATTGAGAAGATCAAAGCCCAGCATGATGAGGCATTTGGATCCGGGGACCCGGCAAAGGTGCGCACCTTCCGGGTGAAGATCCTCAATATCTGGGTGGAAGACCTGCCGCAGGGTTATATCGGGGATCACATCAAGACCTGGAAAGAACTGGCCGTCTCCCGGGAAGCATTCCTGGAATTGACCAAGGACCGCAAATGTATTGTCGGTCTGGACCTTTCCAAGAAGATTGACCTGACCGGCGAGGGCTTTATCTTCCCGCTGGATGACGGGAGAATCGCTGTTTGCGCCCAGGGATTTATCCCGATGGCAGCGGTGGAGCGGCATGAGAAAACCGACCAGGTGCCTTATCGGGATTGGGCGCGGGACGGCTGGGTGACGGTCACCCAGGGTGAGGTGACAGACTATGGCTTTGTCGAGACGTTCACCTATGACACTGAGCTGGAGAACGGCTGGAATATCCATGAGATCGTGTTCGATCCCTACAATGCCACCCACCTGGCCAATGATTTCATCGCCGACGGGTATGTGTGTATTGAAGCCCGCCAGGGTGTCAAGACGCTGAGCGAGCCCACCAAACTGTTCCGGGAAATGATTGCCCAGCGCAAGGTGGTGCACGACGGTTCCCCGGCCCTGACCTGGTGCCTGTCCAATGCGGTCACGGAAATCGATTCTAACGAGAACATCAAGCTGAGCAAAAAGAACGCCAGCGATACCCGGCGGATCGATCTGCTGGCGGCCTTGATGAATGCAATGGTGCGCGTGCAGGCTCTGCAGAACAATATGATCGACCTGAGCGATGCCATCCTGGATGATGAATGGGGTATGTGATGAGACAGAAAAGAATAGGCGATTACCTTCTATTGATCGGGTGCGGCCTGCTGGTGATAGCCACCAGCATGATCAGTCGCATTGCAGCTATTTATTTATCCGGTGTGATTCTGGTTGGGCTGGGTGCGATGATCGACATTGGCAGCCGAGGTGATAAATGATTATCAGCAACTTCCTCAACAAGGTGCACAGTGATCGCAGCCATTTCCCGGTGCGGATCAAGAATGCCAGCGGGGATATTCTGTCCCTGCCGGATCTGTTGGAAGCCTGGGGATTGACCACTTCTTCCGGCAAGACGGTCAATGTGGAGAACAGCAAGAACATCGGCACGGCTTACCGGTGCATCAATGTGCTTTCGGATGATCTGGCCAAGATGCCCCTGCAGGTTTTCATGTCCAGGAATCGGGGAGAGATCGACCGCATGCGGCCCAACAGTTATCTGGAGAACATTGCCTGGCTGCTGGAAGTATCCCCGAACCGGTGGATGACGCCGTTTGTTTTCAAGAAAACCCTGATGATGTGGCTGATCTGCTGGGGCAATGCCTATGCCTGGATGCCCGCCCGGCAGCCGGGCCAGCGCCGGGAGATCTTCATCCTGAAAGCGGACCGCACCACGCAGATGTATGACCTGCAGGGGAATCTGTGGTATCAGACGACCTTCGAGAATGGAGAAATTCATTATTTACCAGCGGTGGAAGTGCTGCACCTGGTGATCAATTCCATCGATGGAATCACCGGCAGGGCGGTCATCTCCTATGCCCGGGAGGCCTTGGGCCGTCAGGTGGGGGCACGCGAAACCCAGGGCAAGTTCTATGACCAGGGCCTGAATCCCGGTGGAATCATGTGGATGAATGGCGAGGTCAAGAAAGAAGCCCGTGACAAGGTGCGCGATTCGTATGCCGAGGCAATGAGCGGATCGGGCAATGCCTACCGGCTGGCCGTGATGGACAACAAAGTGGCCAAGTTTGAAACGATCACCATGAAACCAGTGGATGCCCAGTTCCTGGAAAGTATCCAGGATAACGACCTGGAGATTGCCAACTTCTTCGGCATGCCGCTGTACAAGCTCAACATGGGCAAGCAGAGCTACAACAGCAACGAGCAGCAGAATCTGGATTACCTGACCACCACCCTGGACCCGTACCTGGTGCAGTTTGAACAGGCAGCGGCATTGAGCTGGCTGAGCGAAGAAGAACAGAACTATATGTACTTCCGTTTCAACCGGGATGCCCTGCTGCGCACGGATGCCAAGACCCGGGCTGAATATCTTGAAAAGAAGATCTTTTCCGGGCAATTATCCCCGAATGAAGCCCGGGCGATTGAAGACATGCCCGCCTTCAACGGCGGCGATGATCGTTATATTCCGAAAAATATGGGAAAGATTGGAGGCATACCCAATGCGTAAAGAACCTGTGCGAATCATTGAAGGCTGCGCCAAACCGCATGAACCCTTCTGGCACTTCCTGAATGTGGATAGCGAAGAGCCGGAAATGGAGCTGTATGGCTACATTTCTGAATACTCCTGGTATGAGGATGATGTCACCCCGAAGAAGTTCAAAGAAGATTTGGCAAGCAAGGGCGGCGGCAAGCCGATCAAATTACATATCCATTCCGGGGGCGGTGATGTGTGGGCCGCGTCGGTGATGAAAGCTGCCATTGTGGATTACCCCGGCAAGGTGACCGTGCAGATCGATGGTCTGTGCGCTTCTGCCGCCACGATTGTGGCAATGGCGGGGGACGTGATCCGCATGCAGGAAAGTGCTTACCTGATGATCCATGATCCTTCCACCATTTTCTGGGGAAACATCGAGGATTTGAAGCAAGCCCTTGATTCGCTGAAGACCTGCAAAGACGGGATCATCGATGCATATGAGACTCGCACCGGCATGCCGAAAGACAAATTGTCGAAGATGATGACAGCTGAAACCTGGATGACCGCCCGGGAAGCCCAGGAGATGGGCTTTATCGATGAAGTGATTGCTGGCGCCGGTCAAAAGATGACCATGCCAGCGGCAGGCTTCCAGAATGCCATCCTGAATTATGTGAACGTTCCGGCTGCTCTGTTGGCTCAAACCAACGAGCCGGAAGTCAAAAACGAGGCGGCGGAACGTCTCCGCGCCGAAATAAAGCTTCTTGTGTAGAGAAAGGACACAAAAGATGAACCTGAAACGTTTTTACGATGCGGCCAACAAGGCCGAGGCGCGGGTTCAGCAGATCGCCGCGCAAATCAATGACCTGTTTGAGGAAGGTCAAAATGAAGAGGCAATGGCACTTCGGCCTCAACTGGATGAGGCCAAGGCCGCTGCCAAGGAAGCCAGCCAACTGTATCTTTCCATGATGGCAGCCACCACCAGCGAGATCGACCCGGCCCAGCGTTTTGTGCCTGCTGGCGGGGATCCGGAACCGCAGGCGGTGAAAGACCTGCGCGCCACGCCGGAATATATGAAGGCTTTCTTCAATGCCTTCAAGGCCGGTGTTTCTCCCAAGAGCATCGCCAGCGGCATGCACCGGGCTGAGTCCTACAAGCCGTTGCTGGATGCCCTGACTGAGACGGGTGGTGATCCGGTCGGTTCCGAAGGCGGCTTTGTGCTGCCGATCGACTTTGACAACATGATCCATGAGATCACCCGCCAGTTTCTTGATCTGTCAAATTATGTCAATGTCGAGGAAGTGCGGACCTACTCCGGTTGGCGGGCGATTGAGTTGAATACAGCTGCCCTGCCGTTCGCGGTGTTGACCGAGAACGAAGACATGGACGAAACCGAGAACCCGGCATTCAAGAAGATCGAATATACGATCAAGGATTATGGTGGTTATATCCCGGTGACCAATGATTTGCTGGCGGATACACCGGTGGCGATCATGAGTTACTTGTCGAAGTGGATGGGCAAGAAGGTGGTATTGACCAACAACAGCCTGATCCTGGCGATCATCAATGCCTTGTCCCCGGTCAACGTTCCCGATTCCAAGAAGTTGATGGAAGCAATGAAGACCGTACTCAACAAGACGCTGGACCCGGATATCAGTGTTTCGGCCAACATCTTTTGCAACCAGACCGGCTTTGACTTGCTGGATCAATTGGTGGACGGCACCGGGAGGCCGCTGTTGCAGCCCGATCCGACCAATGCAACCCAGATGTTCTTCAAAGGGCGCAGAGTGGTGCTGTTGGCAGACCGGCTGTGGCCAAACCTGACTGAAGGCGGCAACTTTACGCGCGTTGCGGTGGGTGACGGCCGTGAGCTGATGACCTTCTTCCGCCGGGCGGGCTTTGAAATGGCTGCAACCACCATCGGCGGCGATGCCTGGCGCCGGAACAACACCGAAGTGCGGGGCATTATGCGGGCGGATGTGAAGAGTGTGGACACAGCTGCCATGTCGGTGCTCAAGGTGACCATTCCCGGCTAAGCCATATTCGACCAAAAGATGAGCCGGGCGGCTGGCAATGGCCGCTCGGCGCAAAAGAAAGAGGTGTTCGATGCAGTATGTAACTGAAAACTATATGGAGCGCGGCGGCGGCAGGTGGATGCTGGGCGGCACGATAGACCGACCAGGGGCTCCTGAATTGCCACTGGCTACGCTGCAGGCGCAGATCGTTCAGCATTACCAGGTAGCACCAGCGGCAGCGGGTGTGGCAACTGTGCATGCAGCGGTCACCCTGGCAGACGGGGAAGCCATTACGGTTACTGAAAATATCACCAATCCGGATGTGCCGCGGGTGTTGTCCGTAAAGGGCAATGCTGCGGGAATCACCGGAAACGTGGTGATCAGCGGCACCAATATTGCCGATGAGGAAGTGACCGATAGCATTGCTTTGAACGGGTCCAGTGCGGTGGATGGGGTGGTGGCTTTCAAGACGATCACATCCATCTTGCTGCCGGCAAGGAATGCGGAAGCTGACACGGTCAGCATTGGCACGACCAAGAAGATCGGCATTGCGCATATCGTGTATAACGCAGCCTGCGTGTTGGTGAAGCTGTTCAACGGCAGCGCCGATTCCGGCAGCCTGACTGTGGATGCGGACGAACTGGAAAAGAACGTCTTCGCGATCAATGGCACCCCGGACGGGGCAAAGGTGCTGGACCTGTTCTATCTGGCCTGATGAGGTGACCTGTGGCGAATATCCTTTTGGCTGCTGAGGCAGCAACGGTTTTGCGAACGGAAAGTACAGACCAGAATATGCTGGATCTGCTGCCACAGGTGGATGCCTATATTGCGAATGCAACCGGGCGGAAATGGGAAGAGGATGACCCGATCCGCCCGGAAGCGAAGGCTGCTGCCAGGATGCTGCTGGTGATGTGGCATGAGAACCCGGCCATGCTGGGCAGCGGATCGGTGCTTAACTTTGGATTGACGGCGGTGCTGGTGCAACTGGAGGCCATTGCTCTGGAAGAAACAGCGGAGGCAGGAACGTGAACCTGAATGGCAAGATCAGCAACCCGGGTGAGATGCGCACGAGAATCGTGCTCAAGAAGCGCACCGTGACCAAGGCCAGCGGCTTTCAATCGGTAACACCGGTCGTCGTGGCTACGGTGTGGGCGAAGTGGATCAATGCGCATGGCTCCGAAGTGTGGGCGGCGCAGGCGGCGCAAGCGGTGCAGACCGCCACGGTGCTGATCCGGTATCGCAGCGACGTGGATACCACGTACCTGGTGGAAAAAGGCGGGCAGGATTGGGAGATCGTCGCGGTGGACAACATCCAGGAACGGAATGAATACCTGGAACTGAAGGTCAGACTGGTGACGGCTGGGTGATGCAATGGTTGTGAGAGTGAGTTTCTCGATGAAAGGCTTTGACGAGTACTTTGAAAAGCTGGTCAAAGCTGGCAGAGACATTGATGCAGCGGCGGACCGGGCCAATGTGGCTGCCGGGGATGTGATCCTGGAGGGCATGGAAGAACTGGTGCCGCGGGATACGGAAAACCTGGCGGAACATTTGGAGCGATCTGAGCCGGAGGTGGACGGGAATTATCACTCGGTGAACGTGGGCATGCAGAAGACCCCAAAGCCGGATGCCGATACTGCCCGCTATGGAAATGTTCAGGAGTATGGATCGGCCAGGACACCGGCACAGTCTTACATCCGCGCCGGGTTTGACCGCAAGCGGAGCAATGCCCGCAAAGCGCAGAAGGAATCGTTGAAGAAGGATGGCGCCCTATGAGCATTTATGACCTGGTGGATGGCGCCCTGGCCGGTCTGGGCGTGCCGTATGCAGCCGGTCAATTCCTGACAGAATCACCCAGCGCACCGCTGCCGGACCTGTTTTTGGTGAGCACGGTGGTGAGTGATGTATCGGAACAGACGGCTGATGATGAAGAGCAGCTGCGATTCTACCGGGTGCAGATCGCGGTGTTTTGCAGAAACGGCCTGGCCGGCCTGCCGGATGTGGATACGGCAATGAAGGCGGCCGGGTTCAAGAAATCCAGCGGGCGGGAAATACCATTTGACCGGGATACCGGGCATTATGGTCTGGCCCAGGATTACACAATTCTTTTAGGAGAGTGAGACATGTCAAATGTGAATCAAGAGGAGTACAAATCGCGGGTAGGGTTGAAAGACCTCTACATTGCAGCGATTGAGCAGGATGATGCCAATGGTTATGTGACAGGGATGCCAGAATATCTGGCGCCAGCCGCAGAAGCATCGGCCTCCCCGGCGGTCAACCGCCAGACGCAGTATGCAGATGACCGGCCGTTTGACACCATGTCGGCAGAAGGGGAAACCGAGCTGCAACTGACGGTGACCAATGTGCCACTGGAAGTGCTGGCGAAAATCGCAGGGCGGGTGTTCGACGCCCTGAGCGGGCGGATGTTTGACAATGCCGGCACGCCCGGCTATTTTGCCCTGGGATTCCGGTCCAGGAAATCCAACGGCAAATACCGCTATTACTGGTTCCTCAAAGGGCGGTTTGATATGCCAGGTGAGGAATTTGCCAGCCAGGGCGATTCGCCAGACCCCAAACCGGTGAAATTGACCTACACGGCGGTGAAAACCAGCAAGGAATGGGCGTTGAGCGAGAGTGTGACCGATGGGGTGAAGCGGATTGTGGGCGATGAAGACACCACCAATTTTTCTGCCACCGGCTGGTTCAACCAGGTGCAGACCCCGGCAGTGCTCATTCCGGCAGCTTTGACGCTGTCTTCCAGCGTGCCGGCAGATGAAGCGACCGGTGTGGCAGTGGCGGCCAACCTGTCATTGAGCTTCAACAATGCCCTGGCAACCGGTTCGGAGAATCATGTGAGCCTGCTGGATGATGACAACGCCCCCGTGGCAGCCGCGGTTACTCTGTCCGAGAATCGCAAGACCATCGCTATTGACCCGACGGCCAGCCTGGATGCTGCCACGGTGTACACGCTGGTGATGGCTGGCGTGAGGGATGTTTATGGTCAGCATTACAGCGGCACGATCAGCTTCACAACTGCGGAATAAGAGGTGAACGATGGCAGGCACCCCGATCACAATCGCACTATATGATGTTGACAATGAAAAAATTGGTGAGTTCAGCCGCACGATCATTCCGTGGGGCATTCTCAAGCGGGCTGTGCGTCTTTCCAAGACGATGAACAAGGAAGACCCCAGCGAAGAGGATATGGATGCCCTGGCAGGCCTGGTGGTGGAAATCTTTGGCCGTCAGTTCAGTGTGGAAGACCTTGACAACGGGGCAGATGTTTCGGAGATGATCGGCGTGTTGACGGCGGTCATGAGCAAAGCCAATGCCATTATGCCAAACCCTACGAAACCGGCGGGGAAATAGCACCGCCGGAGAGTGAACATGAAACAGACTGGCTGCTGGATGTGGAGCGGGCGCTGGTAGAGCGGTATGGTTGGAGCCTGTATGATATTGATCGCACGGACATGGAATCGCTCATTCCTTTTGTGTTTCATTCCGTGTCTGGCAGCCAGAAAAAGAAAACCGTAGAAACCTGCTGTGACCAGGTAGATTGGTTGTAACGATGGGCGACGAAGCCAGCAAATTAAGTGCCAGTGTGGGGCTGGACACCACGGATTACAAAACCGCGGTGTCTGGCCTCAACCGGGAAATGCGGGTGGTTGAATCGGGCTTCAAGGCCAGTGCGGCAGCGCTGGGTGATTGGGGCAAGGACGCCACCGGCCTGGAAATGCGAATTGAATCGCTGAACAAAACCACGGACTTGCAGCGGCAGAAAGTGGATGCAACCCGGCGAGAATATGAACGCGTCCGGGAGGAGAAAGGCGATAACGCCCGGGCAGCCCAGGAGCTGGAGATCAAGCTCAACAAAGAAACTGAAACACTGAACAAGATGGAGCGGGAGCTGGGAGAAACCGAAAAAGCCCTGGAAGAGGTGCGGAGCGAATCGGATGAGGCCGGGAAAGAGGTGCAAGACCTGGGCAGGAAGAGCGACGTGGCGAGTGGCTCTTTGGGCGGATTGAAAAAGGTGGCTGGCGGGCTGAAGGACGCGCTCAAAATCGGAGTGGCAGCGGTGGCCGGCCTGGCGGCAGCCGTGGCCGGGGTGAGTGCTGCGGTGGGCAAGCTGGTGCTGGATTCGGCCTCGGCCAGCGCGGATCTGATCGATCTCTCGGCCAAGGTGGGGCTTTCGACCGATACCCTGCAAGAACTGGCGTATGTGGGAGACCAGGTGGGCACATCGGCGGATACGATGACCGGCTCACTGGTCAAGATGACGCGCACGATGGGCGATGCACGGGATGAGGCCCGGGATTACCAGCGCAAATTGCGGGATGCAGAGGCCGCCGGTAAGGATCTCTCGCAAATTGAATTGGGGGATTATGCCAAAGCCTATGACACACTGGGTGTGGCGGTGGTGGATGCCAACGGGAATCTGCGCGACCAGGAAACCGTTTTTCGGGAACTGATCACGGCCCTGGGGCAGGTTGACAATGCAACAGAGCGGGATGCGCTGGCGCTGGACATCTTTGGACGTTCGGCGATGGAGCTAAACCCGCTGATCAAGGCCGGGGCGAACGAGATTGCCAGGCTGAGCCAAGAAGCGCATGACGTGGGGGCGGTGGTGGAAGAGGATACGGTGGCTGCGCTGGAAGAGTTTGATGACAAGGTGGTCAGCCTGAAGGCCAGCATTAGCGGCACGGCGAAAACCCTGGCGGGCGCTTTCTTGCCGGGATTTTCTACCATCATCGATGGGGCGCGAGGCTACGCCAGCAAGCTGGCCAATATCGTCAAAGAATCGGATGGCGATTTTGGACAAATGGCAACCGGCATCGCCGGCCTGGCCGGGGAGATGGCGGCCGATATTGCCGAGCAGGCCCCGCGTTTCCTGGAAACGGGGCTGAACATTCTGCAGGGGATTATCGGCGGGCTGACTGCCAATTTGCCAATGATGCTGCCGGCGGTGGTGTCGATCGTGGGCACACTGGTGCAGTTCATTGTGCAGAATCTGCCGATGTTGATGGATGCAGGGGTGCAAATCATCTTTGCCCTGTTGAACGGCATTCTGCCGGCATTGCCATCTATTCTGACGGCGGGTATTCAAGCCATTGTGACCCTGGCGCAAGGAATTGCCCAGGCGCTGCCGCAATTGATCCCCACGGCGGTGGAAACGATCATCGCACTGGTGATGGCCCTGGTGGACAACTTGCCGCTGATTCTGGATGCGGCACTGCAACTGGTGCTGGGTTTGACTGAGGGCATATTGGCGGCGCTGCCTCTGCTGATTGCGATGGCCCCGCAACTGATTGGCGCTTTGTGTGACGCCCTGGTGCTGATGCTGCCGCTGCTCCTGACGGCGGGGATCCAGCTCGTTTTTGCTCTGGTGAATGGCATTTTGAGCAGCCTGCCATCGATGGGAGAATCGGCTGGAGAGCTGATCAACGTCCTGGTGGAGAACTTCATGAAGTTATTCCCGATGATCAAAGACCTGGGAGTGCGGCTGGTGGAAGGAATCTGGCAGGGGATGCAGAACAGCTATGCAAATTTTGAGGCGAATGTGAGAGGATTCTTCACGGGGATTGTTGACGGCGTCAAGCGGCTGCTGGGCATCCAAAGCCCTTCAAAGGTGTTTGCCGGGATCGGCGAGAACATGGTTGCCGGAATGGGAACCGGATTCCTGGACGGGTTTGGTGAGGTGGAGCGCAAGATCGCCGGGGCAGTGAACAAACTGAGCGGGGATGCTTCGGTGAACGTTGGTCTGGCTTCTGGGAAGGCCTTTCAACAAGGGAGTGGGCAGAAGATTTTTCAGATTGAAGCGATCAACATACGGATCAATGCAACCGGCAGCAAGGCGGAGGCGGCAGCCATTGGGCGCAGTGCTGAGCAGGGTGTGTTGCGGGCGTTGCGAGCTGCGGGCGCTGCCTAACAGGAGCTGCGAATGTATCGGATCATACGATTTGGCACACAGAACCTGGAATATTACAACCAGGTTGATGATATTGGATCGGGAGAAACCCCGACGAGTTACCAGGAGCTGGCGGAAGGCGGGGCGCTGGATAACTTTGGCAACCTGCAGAAATGGCCGGGAGCCGTGGAGCGGGTAAAGTCACTGAGAATCGCAGCCAACAGCCGGGCGGAATTGGAGGAGATCTATTTCCGGCTGGTGGGCATGAGCGGCAGGCGGGAAAAGCTGTACCGCAGGCTGGTGAATGGGGAATACCAGTGGATTTATGCCCGGCTGGCAGCGGTGGAAGCGATGCGCGATTATGAGCAGGCGCAGTTTCGGACGATCCAGGATGTTGATCTGCGCTTTGTTACCCAGGAAGCCACCTGGCGCGGGGCGTATGTGGGCACTTTCTTTCTGGACAGCAGCGGTGTGTATCTGGACAGCGGTTATTTCTTTGACAGCGGGGTGCCGGTTGACCTGGTGAACAGCCCGGAGAGTTTCACGCTCAGCGTAGGACAGGCGGATGACGCCGGGCGAGCGCCAGTGCGGGCTATGGTTATCATTGTGGAAGCCGGTGAAGCAGGGATGCGCGATGTAGTGATCAGCCGGACCTATGGCGAAACAATCCACTTTGGGGGCACGATCCCGGCCGGGGGGCATTTGACGATCAACACCGGCACGATGCAGGTGACGGTCAATGGCGAGGAAGCCTACAGCTATATGGAATTTGGCACTGCGGATGATCTGGCTGCGTGGTTCAGTTTGCTGGCCGGGGATAATATGATCCATGTGGAGTGGGAAGGCGGCGGAGATGGGGCAAGGATCGAATTCAGTTTCTTTGAGGCGTGGCACTGATGGAAATCAAGAATTTCTGGGTGGATGTTGAGAATGGTACCGGAACCAGGCTGGGGGCGGGTCCGCTGCGGGCATCTTCATTCACGACAAAGGATGTGCTTTCGGCCAGCGGCGAATTCAGTTTCCGGGTGAGTGCAGCAGACCCCAACCTGAACGTGGTGGCTGAAAAACGGATTGCTGTCTGCCGGTATGTGGATGGGAGCGGCCAGGTGGTGGCCTTTGGCGGGGGAATCATCGATGTGATCAAGACGATGATTGATGGAGATGGCAGCGTGCTGTATGAAGTGAGCGGGAACAACCTGGCCAGAGAATTGACGTATCGCTCGGTGGGCGCGCTGGGTTTGGTTGATGAAGACGGGATGGGCGTGCTGGACGGACCGGAACAGATCATGGCGCTGGCACCGGAAGGATGGAGCATCCTGAATGGTGAAACGGTGACGGCGGTGTATGCCGGTTTCAATGGAGAATCGGTGCTGAATGCACTGGTGCGGGTGGGGGAGCATATTGGGGAACATTGGCGGTTGAGCAGCGGGCGGGTGATCCAGTGGCTGGGGCAGGCCAGTGGGTTTGCTTCTTCCGGGGTACGCGGGGTGCAGCACGTGAATGACCCGGTGGGGGCAGAAGGACTGGAAGGGCTGGCGATCATCACCGGGCTGGAAGAGATCTCGGATGCGGCCGAACTGGTGACGCGGGTGATCCCCAGGGGCAGCGGCAACGGCGGGGTGGCTTTGGACCTGGCAGGGGCTACAGACGGCGTGCCGGAAGGATATGTGTTTGACCGGGCGGCCAACACGGTGACAGTGGAGGCGGCTGAGGCGGAATATGGACGCATTGAACACGCGCTGGATTTTAAAGAGATTGGGCCATTGAGCAATACCACGGCTGATATCCAGGCGGCGGCCAACATGATGCTACAGGCTTCGGTGGAGCACCTGAGACGTTACAGCCAGCCGCAGAAGTTCTACACGGTGGAACTGGCCAAGGTGGACAAGAAGCTGGAACCGGGAACGACGATGCGGATTTTGTATCGCAAATTCTTTGATGGGCGCAAAATCTATGATATTGACGGTCAATTCAATATCATCTCGGTGGAATCGCGAATCTCTGATAGCGGCATTCAGACCACGGGGATTGAGATATCGACGATTGACCGGCTGCCGCAGTCGGATGCGTCCTTTCTGGCCGGGCAAGCGCAGAGCGCCAAGGTGTTTGGCGCTCATCAGCAATTGGGAGCGAGCGTGGACACCTTCTCCTGGCGGGATGAGCTGGACTCGAGCCATAGTGCAGGGCTCCGTTTTTGGCTTGGCCAGGAATACACCACCATCCAGCGTGCGGTGCTGCGGTTCAAGATCCAGCGGCTGCGCAGCACGGTGAAATCGGTGGCTTCCGGCGGGGGCAGCTCACAGACCAGCTCCAGCGGCGGCGGCGGAGCGCAGACATCAAGCGCCAGTGTGGGCAACACAGACGTGACTTACCTGGCATCTGTGCCTGGCTCGCATTTGCACGGCGCAGGCAGTCATTATCATAGCGTCTCGGTGCCGAGCCATACGCATTCGGTTGAGATCCCGGCCCATACGCACAGCCAGGTGTATGGCATCTATGAAGAATCGAGCGGCAATACGCTGGCGCTGGCGAATCTGGTGATCAAACTGAATGGCGGGGCTGACCTGAGGGGAGCGGTGGTGTCGCTGGGTTCGGGATGGTATGAACTGGATATCACGGCAGGCCTGGTGAATGATGTATATCGGCCAAAGCAAGAATCGAATGAAGTGGTTATTTCTACCAGCACGGCCAACAAAACAGCCCGAATCGAAGCGCAGATGACGATCCGGGGTGTGGTGCAGGCGGTTGCTTATTCTTAGGAGGTGTACTATGTCGCACAATCATCATGATCCGATCCCTCATGGATCACCGGCTAATTCTGATGTGATCAATACGCCGTTTTCGCAACTGGACGAAGCGATCTCGAAAATTGACTTTGCATTCTCTGGAAATGCGGGCGAGTATTTGAATGGACAGAGAGCTTTCAGCGTCCCGGCAGGCACTGGCGATACCAACGGGCACGTGATCCAGGCGGAAGGGGTTGACCTTGCCCAGCGGACGAAGCTTGATTTTCAGGGGGCCAGCGTTAAGGCGCAGGATGGCGGCAGCGCCACCGAGGTGCTGATCAATGGGGCAGTGCTGGCGAAGAACGTCGAAACGCTGAGCGATGACAAGACACTGACGGATGCCAGTGAGCCGATTCAGGCATTGACAATCACAGCTGATCAAAATGTGAATTTGCCTGCTGAGGCACCAACAAATCCGTTTTTTGTGATTTTCAATGATTCTGTTTCCGGATTCACATTGGCCGTGAAAGATGATTCTCCTGCAACAGTTGTTGAGATTGAGGATGGGGAATCCGCTTTGCTGTTTTCTGATGGTGCTCAGTGGTTTGCTTTCACTGGCGGCGGGGGCGGTGGTGGCGGCCTGGTTTCTCCTCTCACTACCAAGGGCGATATTTGGGTGTACAGCACAACAGATGCCCGCTTGCCTGTTGGCACGAATGGCTATAACATCCAGGCAGACAGCTCCCAGGCTTCCGGGCTGAAATATGCCAAACCGCCGATCAAGTATGCTCAGGTGACTTGTGTTTATTTCACCGGCAGTGTGGCTGTTGGTGATGGCAAGGGCTTTGTGCATATTCCTGCTGAGTTGAATGGGTACAATCTGGTCGAGGTTCATGCCAGGGTAATCACAGCAGGGGTAACGGGCACGACTGATATTCAGTTACATAATGTCACTGATGCTGTGGATATGCTGAGCACAAAACTCACCATTGATTCCGGCGAGACAGGCAGTGACACAGCAGCCACTCCAACTGTGATCAATGCAGCTGTTGATGATGTTGCCACGAATGATCTCATCAGAATTGATGTTGATGCAATCAGCACAACAGCTCCAAAAGGGCTGATTGTTACAATGGGATTTCAATTGCCCTAAGGAGTGAAAATGTCATTACTTGATGGACTGGTCAGCTTTTGGGATTTGGATGAGCTCAGCGGTGTGAGATATGACGCCTTTGGTCCGAACCATCTTACAGACAACAATACTGTTGGATATACAGCAGGCAAGGTGAATAATGCTGCAAATTTTGTTGCGGCAAATCTGGAATATCTTGAGATCACTGATGCTGCTCAGCAGGGTTTGAAATTTGGTGATTCTGATTTCACAATTGCCTGTTGGGTGAAACTTGCAACTGTTTCCGCATACAGGTTTTTTATAACAAAATCCACTGATCCATCTGCTTATGAGTATGCTTTGGATCATACGGGTTCTGCTTACAGGTTCTATTGCAAAAATGCAACAACTCTCACTCCAGTTACTGGATTTGGAGCTGCTACTGGAGCATGGGCTTTTGTTGTTGGCTGGCATAATTCAGTAGCTAATAATGTGAATTTGCAAGTCAATAATGCGACTCCAGTATCAGCATCTCATACTGGAGGATGCCAGGCAACATCAGCTCCTGTGAGGCTTGGTGCTTATGGGTCATCAAGTGGTGCAAATTTCATGGATGGGGCAATTGATGAGATTGCTGTTTGGAATAGAGTGCTCACTGCTGATGAAAAAACAGAGTTGTATAATGGCGGTGCTGGAATCTGTTGGGGTGATCTTTTCAAGGCTGGAGCTGTTTGGCTATGAAAACTGAAAGCATGTATCTTGTTTGTGTTACTCCTCCCTATTTTGACAATGCCAGATTTGCCAAGGCCTTTGGGTTGAAAATTGGGGAGATATGGCAAGAGGGAGAGAACACTGTATATCCCGCAAGCCTTGGAGAGCAGGATTTGAGTTTGTATGTGCATGATCAAGAGCTTGAGACTGAGTTCAAGGATCAGGGCTGTTCTGACTCTGATGTGCTTGTGGCTTTGATGGAAGCATCAAATGACAAGAAGGTCAAGGAATTGAAAACGAAACGAGAAGAAGTATTGGCAGCCAAAGACGAGAAAATGGATTGAGCTTTGGCGAGTTTGGTATAAAAACCACAAACCGGTTGTGTTTTGGTAATAAATGTTTTATAATAATTTTGTTCCGCTCGGGTGCCCCCCTCACTCGACGGAACATTTTTTCTTAATGTCGACGAAAAATTTTAGTGGTATATTTATTTTTGGATCAAGGTATTTTCATCCCCTGTTTGGAATAAATCCGGGGCAGTACTAAAATTGAGAGTGATTAGGTTATTATGAAGCCCCCTTCGGTGGCTTTTTGGGTTAAGGAGAGAAAGAGGGCGCACCTAGTTGCTGGGGGATAAAGAGCTCAGGGAGTTGAATCCATTGACATAAAAATTTTTTTGCTTACAATGAACAGGAAGATATAAACACCACGCTCAATAGCCACCCTGCTTTGCTATGGGAGATAAATTCATGTCACCGTCATTGAGGCGCTCAACACTTATTGCATCAATCGTGATCTTTCTTTTTTCTGGTTGTGCAGCGCTTGGTAAACCCGCGCCAACAGTAATCCCAATTCCGACTATTGATACCATTGTTACCCATACACACACACCTACAGTTGTCCCTACATTAACAGCTCTCCCAACGTATGAATTACGTCCATCGAGTACGCCATTTCCCACAAAAACAAAAGCCCCATCTTGCGATGCTGATCAAACATTGAAGAAACTGAAATCACAAATTGTGTTTGATGAATCCGTGCTTCTGCAATATAAATTATTTGGGATATCTTACCTGGTAGCTTGGTTTGTAGATCCAGAGATTAACCAAGCTGCAACTGAAGGCCAACTCGCAGAGAACAATGAACTTGCGATGCATCATGCACTTATATTAGGTCAGGAACTTAATGCATCAGATGCATGTGTCAACAGGTTGTTTGAAAAAATTAGTATTATTGTCGTGGACAAGAATTACAATGGTTGGTTCTCAGGTGAAATTGGGCCTACAAATCTGCCATCTACAATCCAATTGGAAGGGGAACAACTTGATGAGCTTTCCAGTATGTTTGAAGTAGGGTATTTGCGAAATTCAGCACCTGAAATTATGGGTTCTGCTCCTTCAGGCAGGTGTGATTGGATTACAGCAAAAGAAAATATTCACAATCATTTTTCGTCTAAACGAGAGAATGTAGGTTTCTATTTGGTTAATGACGAAACCGGTGTAAATGTTTGGACACAATGGGATAGTCCGCCTGGAATGCTAATGCTAAATTTGCCCACGTCTGCTTTAAACATTGCATTAGAACTTGATTGCTTATTTCCCGAACCTGAAAGGATCGTTTTAGTAATCGTTGATGAAACCGGAGACGTGCAAATTATTGGAGCCTGGGGTTGGGAAAGCGCGAAGAATCAGGACCTTAATCAAATAAAAATTTTGTATCAATAATAACGTTTGAAGGGTGATCGCCCGGTGCCGACACAGCACCGGGTCTTTTTGTTTCAAAAGACTGTGCCCTTCGACAAGCTCAGGGCGCGGTCCTTCGGCAGGAGATTGCTTCGTCGCTGCGCTCCTCGCATGACATTATTGTGGGGGGCCTTCGACAGACTCTGGGTACGGTGCAAGTGTCAACGCTGCGTTCCTTGGAACGACATGGTCGTGGGCTGCGGTCCTTTGGCGACGCAGGGCTGGAGCGGCACCTGTGCGGGAAGGGCCGGGAGGGTTTTGAGGATGAGGTAGTGGCGGATGCCGGGTTTCTCGTGGAGGAAATCGTGGAAACCAGAGGGGAAATGATTGACATTGATCATATTTTGCCTAAAATGGTAGTGTGTCAGGAATAATCTCTTTTAGCAGCGGGGCAGGATATGAAAAACAAGTTGTTTGTTCTCATTACCATATTCAGTATAACGACGCTTTTATTGTCCGGCTGCGCTGCACCGGGTGCTGAAGTATCTCTTTCTTCCACAGCCGGATCATCAAGAACAATGGATGCGGCTTTGATGCCTTCAACAGTTTCCCTGCTTCCGGTTCTCTCTCTCACACCTACAATGGATTCGACCATTACTCCATGGAAGACAAACCGCCCTACGATGACCCCCAAACCCACTTTAATACCATCTGCAACTATGCCCGTGTCCACCCCGGCATATTTGGGTACAACCATTCCGGCTGAAGCAGAAGTCATTAGCAAGGATAATTTCCTCAGGCTGACCAATGTGGCGCAGTGGGGACGCGGGGCGATTATGGGAGCGGCTTTTACACCGAATGGCAACTATTTTGTGGCCGGCAGTGCCTATGGATATGCCATTTATGATATTCAGGATTTGCAGAAAGCGCCTGTTTGGGTGGCTTTTAACCAACCACTCCAGTTCAAACTGATGACTTTTAGCCAGGATGGTCACTATCTGCGGTTGACAAGAAAAAAAGGACAGGATGTGATTCTCGAATTTCCATCTGGGCAGACAGTTGAAGATGTGGAGGAAATGGAGTGGATGGACTCTGTCGTTTATAGCGATGGCTGGAATTCATTGGTGCTGGATTCGCCTGATGGAAGAAACCAGTTGAAGGCGCATGCAATCCCTGTAGAAGGGAATTGGGATGTCCTGTCATCTATTCGAGAGGTATTTGACAAAGCTTCAGGAGAATTGCTTTATACCCTTTCGGGTGAGACATTTTATGTGCGCTATTATAATGTCAATCAGCCAGAATCATGCGATCTTAAATCCACCGTGATGTGTGGAAATGCTTTTAGTCCAAGTGCTTTTCTTCCTTATCAGGCCGGTTTTTCCCCGACAGGTGATTCGCTGACCATCCTTTATCGCGCTCCCAATTATGGGAACACCAATCGCTTCAGCGTGGTGAGGGTCTATAATGCACAGAACGGGAAACTGTTGGATGCGATCGGCAGCCTGGACAATCCCATTCAAACCTTTGCCTACTCGCCGGATGGCAAAATGATGGCGGTGGCTTTTGTCGACGGCTCATTCCAGTTACGGGATATGGCGCGTCATCGTTTCACGATGGGAGCATGGCATTTCAATGATATTCTGAATTTTGGGGAATTTACATCCGACGGTCGTTATTTGCTGCTGCGCCGCCCTGATATTCTTGAAATACGTTCTGCTGTGGACGGCTCTTTACGCTCGCGAATAAAAATGGTGGAATACTCATTATCGCCGATTGATCGTAATGTGATTGCGATTGCCGATCTTGATCATATGATCAAGGTCATGGAACTCGACAGTGGCAAGGTCATTTTGAGGATACCCGCACACGAAAACCCGATCTTCTCGGTGGTTTTTTCGCCAGACGGCAACTATATTGCTTCATCGGGCCAGGACTGCAAGGTTAAATTGTGGGATGCTCACACCGGGGATTTTCTTCATTATTTTGAGGAAACAATAGCTAATGGTTTTGGGGAGGATCCACTAGTCAGTGATGAATGGAATTCGCGCATTTTTATTTATGCTCTTAAATTCATTGAAGGCACCAATCAGGTGGTTGGCTTCGGCAGTTGGGGAACTATGGTGAGCTGGAATCTTCATTCCGGTGCGACAAATTATGTGGTTTATTCAGCGCCGCTTGAGTTTTACCAGGGAATGAGGACCATTAGTCCGCATTACCCTGATTCATTTGGTGTGGATGTTGAAAAGCAACAATTTGCAATAGGCAGACAAATCTATGATCTGCACACTGGTGAGGAACTTGGGGAATATCAATCACCAGATAATGTACCGGATGATTGTGCGTCAGGTGGGTGGATTTCTCTGAATAAAGATATTCTCTTCACCCTGGGGTATGGTAAAAAGAGTGGGCAGGTTTGCATCCTTGATGCACAAGACCACAGCCTGTTGCAACTGCTCACTGTTGTGCCTGATGCGGATTATGATTTTTCTTTAGCCGGGCTTGCGTTATCAAATGATGGGAAGACTCTGATCGCAGCGACGAAGATGGGTACCGTGCATGTTTACCAGATTGCTCGCTGATCTTCGGAGGGGTAAGGGTTGGTGGCTTAGGGTGGGGAGTGCCAGTCGCTGCGCTCCTCCATTAGACTTGGGCTGTTAGTTTGATGGCTGGTCAGCTGTACCCTTCGGCAGGCTCAGGGGGCGGCCCTTCGCAACGACATGATTGGGGGTTACCCTTCGACAGGCTCAGGTCGCGATCTCTTGCAGCATTTCTTTGAATGCTTCAGCGAGTTCGTCGCGGTAGGGCTGGCGGTAGCCGAGGCTGTTGAGGATTTGGGTCATGTGGATGTATGCCTGGCAGACGCGGGCGACTCCGGACGGGTTGTTCTGGTTTTGGTAATATTTGCAGAGGCGGAAGTAGGCGTGGGGGTCGTCGAAGGCGGCGGCAATGAGCTGGTTGTAGAGTTGGGCGGCTTGGTGGCTTTCGTCGCGGGTTTCGAGGGTGGCGGCCTGGAGCTGGATGCGGTAGAGGTCGCTGAGGATGCGGTCCATTTCGTCGATGTAGGGCCGGCTAGGCACTTCCCTGGGGAGGGTGGGCAGGGTTTTGAGGATGAGGTAGTGGCGGATGCCGGGTTTTTGGTCTTGGAAGATCTCTTCGGCGGGCAAGGGATCGGGCGGAGATGGCAGCAT